TCTGTACCAATTTTTGTTAATGTGCTTTTATTAGTAGTTAAATTAGTTTTTAACTGTACAATTTTTTCATACTTTTCATTTTTAATATTTTTTAAATCTACTATTTCTTGATTTAGTTTTTCCGATTTATCAATATAAGGTTTTTCATCTAATGATTCAACTGTATTTTTTTCTTCTTTATAATTTTTTAAATCATTATTTTTTACATTTATTTGATTTTCAATTCTATTAACTCTTTGATTTTTATTTTCTTCAAAGTTATCAACTTGCTGCTGCTGAGTATTTAAATGGTTATTAGTTTCTTCTAATCTAGTAATTTCAATATCAAAGTTGCGTTTTATTTCATTATGCTCATTACGTAATTCTCCAAGCATCTTACTAAAAATTTCAAGGTTAAATATTTGTTCAATAAACTTACGTTTCTCTGTTTTACTCTTACCCATGAAAGGTATATGATTATTAAGAGTCATTATAACACAGTTTTGAAATATCTCCGGGGTCGAAGATAAAACAGTATTAATATATTCATTCGTATTTGATATACTATCTCTCGTTTTATCATTACCGTTTTTATAGATATAAACTTTACTTGGGTTTAATGTACGAATAATATCAAACTCATTAACTCCATGTTTTGGATCATCTATAGTAAAAGATAACTGTACTTCACAAGTACCTGAAGTTAAATTATTAGCGATAAAATTCTTTTTTAATTCTCTAAGGGTCTGTCCAAATATAGCAAAATATAAAGCATCAGCAATAGTACTCTTACCTACCCCGTTTCTTCTATCTTCTTTATCTCTATTGATACCAGTTACAATATGTAAACCTTTCTCAAAGTTTACTATTACTGGGTCTTCACCAATAGATAAAAAATTCTTAATTTTTAATTCTTTAAAACTTACGTATTTCATTTAACTCTGTCGTATAGTGATTGTGAATAATTAACTACATCGTTTTTATTTTCTATATCTAGCATATTAACAAACTCTTCTATTGCATGTTTAATATCAACACCAGATAGATCATAATCTTCATCATTTTCAATCTTAAGTTTATTATAATTTACATCATAGTCAATCCTTAATTCAACTGGCTTATAGGTTGTCAATTTTGTTACTAAAGCATCCAGATGGTCAGTACTAATATTTTTATCAATAATTAACTTTATAATATTACCAGGTAATGAATCTTTAAATACACTTTCAACATCTGTTAGGTTAATTAATTTAGATAAAATTATCTTAATATGTTTTGGTGTAATATTATTTTCATAAAATTCATATGACATACTATCTAAATCTAGAATATAATACCCTTTTGTTTGCATTGTATCACCAAAATCCATTTCATAAGGATTCCCGACATATATAATAGAACTATCTTGTCTTTTATAATGTTTTTCATCTCTTGCATGAAAATGACCTGTAAATATTAATTTAGATTTTTCAACTAGTATATCTGGATCATCTCCATGATCGCAGATTTTAAACATATTCATTTTAAAATTTTCTAATTCAAAATGACCAAATACTAAATCACTTTTAGGTATATCATCTATTTTAGTACCCCACGGACAAAAAGATACAGTTCTATTTTTATAATCTACTGTTGATAATTTATCATATACTGTTAAATTTTTATAACCCTTTAAAATACTTAGACTATTAATCTCTGATGTATCTTTATACCACGCATCATGATTACCAGTTATCATAGTAATATTAAAATCTTTAAATTTATCTAATAAGTCTTTGGCAAAATTTAAAGTCTTAACTGAAATTTCATCTCTATAATGAAAAAAGTCTCCGCAAAATATAATATCGGTAATATTTTTATCTTTTAGTTCTTTAATATACCAATCAGCCCATTTATTAGCTATACCTAGCCAGAAATCATTATTCTGGTGTACACCTAAATGTATATCAGAAAATATTGCAACTTTATTCATTTTCAAAATCTGTATCGTCACTCATCGGCTTTACATATACTCTACCATCTGTAGATTCTAACATCTCTTGCTCATAAACCTTTTCTTTATATTCACTTAAAGTTGCTGCATGCTTTTTTTCCTTTTTAATTCTATTAATAAAAGCATGAAAAGCAATTGTAGTAAAATATGAAAAGGGGTTATATTCAGAATCTACATTAAACTTTTTATTAGTTACAGCAGTATACATCTTAACTAGAGCATCTCCAACCATTTCATCTCTGTAAGTATAATTAATAAAGTTAGATGAGTAACTTAAACCATGAGCAATTTTATGGATCATATCAGCTAGATGATGGGTACACTTTTCTGTTTCATAAAAACTGACAAGTTCAGCCTTTAAATCTCGCGGATCTACATAGTATTCTGTCTTTTTTGGTTTCGGTCCTCGACGCTTACCAGTAGTTTTTTTAGTATTAGCCATAAAACTATTATAGTATATAGATACTACTTTTCAACTATATCAGTCAACGAAAAATTTATTTTTTCTGATTTATAAATTTCTTTTCTTTTATCAGAATGGCGTATTCCGTATTTTAACTTATCAGCTAGATCTATAATAATTAGTTTATTTTTTGTCTCATGTAGTCTTAGACCTCTACCAATTGATTGAATAGTTCTTATGAAACTTTTACCTCCAGAAGCAAACATAATCATATGTATATTTTTAATATTAACCCCTGTACTAAAAATAGAACTCATTGCAATACAAATAACGTCATTATTTGTTTCCATTATCTTTTTAATTTTATCTCTTTCTTCTACTTCAACTTCACCTTTAACAAAGAAAACCTTTTTATCTTGTATTTGGTTTAAAATATCAAATAATGCATCACCATGAGCTAGATGGTTAACTAATATTAGAGAGTTATTATTAAATTTAGAACATATATTTTTAATAACATTATTTCTAAAACTATTTGTATATATAAAATCTAACTCTGCTTTAAAATTATTACCACCTTTAACTACAAGAGGTTTATCTTTATAGCCTATGTTTATAATCTTAATGTCTACGTTAGTTAAATAGCTCTCTAACCTAAGTTCATAACTATCCTTATCGTATATTACTTTACCCAATTTACCAATGACATTCCATTCTTCTTGTTTATTATCAGGTAAGGTACCAGTTAAACCAAACTTATTAAAAGTGTGTATTTTATTAACCATCTTACTTACTTTATTAGACTTTTTGATTGTATGACATTCATCAACTACTAAAACATCAATATATTTTATCCAATCATTATCATCAAATTTACTCTGTAAAATACCACGATTAGCTATAATACAATTAGCTGTTAAATCAGGCTTTATCTTACCGGTCCATCTAGTAAATTTAAATAATACATTATATTCTTCAAAATCAGTATATGTTTGATTAACTAATCCTAGATCAGGTACTATTATTAAGATTTTTATTTTAGGATTATTGGAATATAAACTCATTAATAATGAAGCAATAGTTAAGGTTTTACCTCCACCTGTACCGAGTTTTATAATACCTCTTCCGAATTTTAATGCTTCTCTTACTGAATCTAGCTGGTAATCTCTTAATGGAAATTTTAGATTATCATATGCTCTTTCCTCTTTATATGTTGGTTTAACGGTTGATAAAATATCTTGGTCTATTTCACAATCTTTATTAGGGTACTCTTGCTTTATATAACTGAAAATATCGAAAAATAAACCAGGTTCAAATAAACCTGTAGGTGTAATACAATATAATCTACTTGGAGCTGCCCATCTGGCTCTTCCTCTCATCCTAAAACGAGCTGTTTCATCTTTTATACTAAAATGTTCTCGTATGCTATCTATATCATCAGATATTAATCTGATTTTTTCTTTAGCTAATTCAAATTTCATTATAGTTGTTCCATTTTCATAATCTCAATAATATTTTTTATATCAAAACCTAAAGCACTAAAAGTCCTTTCAGTCTTTTCAAGAAATTCAATTATTAATTCTTCATTTGATATCTGGTCAGATAATTCTTTTACCTTTTCGTGCCGGTAGCTTGCTTTTTCTGCAACTGGTATCGTAACCTTTACCGGGCTTTCCTCAATTATCTTTTGAACAACATCCTTTTTAATAACATCTCTTTTTTGTCTTAAATTAAGAAGATTTTTTTTATGCCGAATTAACTTAGATACCCAATAATGTTTTCTTGCAGGGGTCTTCATCGAAGAGTCTTTAAGATTAAATTCATTAATTTGTAAATCTTTTTCTATTTCATCTATGTATTGATCTAATAAACTCACATATTAATTATAAATACTATTATGAAGAAAAC